ATTACTGAAGAACATCTGTTTGGAAAGAATAAATAGGCAATATGGCAAGTGTTTTTGATCAGATTCTGTTAAAAGGTGTCCGTGCTGGACAGATTCCTGCACGCAATAAAGCATCACGTGATTGGTTCCGTGGCATCGCATCAGATGTGAGCAGCAGTCGTGTTAGTTCTAATCGAATGCTTGGTGAAGCCAATCGTTTGGTTGATGGTCCATCTATTGGTGGTATGTATCACTTTCAATATGACCCAAAGCATAAGGCAACACTGCCTTATTATGATCGTTTCCCGTTGATCTTTATGGTTGGTGGTGCTGCTGGCGGATTCTATGGATTGAATCTACATTATCTGCCACCTGTGCTTAGAGCAAAACTGATGGATCAACTGTACACATTGTCAACGAATCGTAAGTATGATGAGTCAACACGTATTGCTATGTCATATAGCATTCTTAGCAAGGCGAGTCGCTTCAAATACTTTAAACCAACATTTAAGCATTACCTAAGCAAACATGTGAGATCTAGATTCATTTATATTAGCCCATCTGAATGGGATATTGCACTAATGCTACCAACGCAACGCTTCAGCAAAGCAAGCGCAAGTCAAGTATATACAGACTCAGAGGCAAGAATCTAATGGCAAGTTTAGGTAAGTTGATTAAACAACAAGCTGGCGGATTAGTTGATGGTGCAATCAACGGATTGCTGGGTGGCATCTTTGGTAATGGCGATTCAGGTCCTGGCTTTAATGTTGAGAATATGATCACCTCTCTGAATACTCAGGGTGTTGCTAAGACAAGCCATTTTGAAGTTTATATTAATGCTGGTAGAGCAAGCGATGGTAAGCGTGAGCGTGAAATGGCATTTAGAATTGAAGCTGTAGATCTGCCAGGAAGAAACCTTATCTTTACTGATCATAAATTCGGTAATCTTGGTCCAATTAATAAGATGCCTAATGGCGGACAAACCTATTCTGATGTAACAATGAGTATTATTTGCTCTGAAGATTTGCGTGAGAAAGAATACTTTGAATGGTGGCATGAGCAAATGGTAAATACAGGTGCTTATGAAGGTACACCATACACTGGACTTGATGGCAGCTTAAATTCAGCCAAAACAGAACAAGAAAAAATGCTTGCTGAACAAGAAGCTGAGTTCTTTGATGGTCCAACTTCTAGCGTATTAAGTAACTGGGACGTGAAGTATTTTACAAACTATATTGGTAATGTAGAAATTAGACAGTACGGTTTGGGTGGCGATCTTCGTTCGGTACATACGCTGCGTGAAGCATATCCTATCTTTATATCTCCAGTTTCCATGTCTTGGGGTTCTGAAGATGTAGTGCGTTTACAGGTTACTTTTGCATATAGAAACTACAAGGTTGTATTTAACAGACAGGATCAGCCAAGTACGCTTGCTGGATTCTCGTTTAAACTTGGCAAGGATGGGTTGTCTGCTAATCTTAACATTCCAGGAATTGGTTCTCTTGGTTATAGCCCAGGAGCAGGTTTCGGCGGACAAGCAACAGGACTAGCAGGAAAAACGAAAAGCATATTTAAAAATATTTTGAAGTGAGGAGAATAGTATGGCTTTGCCTAACATTGCGTCACCTACATTTGTGACAAAAATTCCATCAACTGGGCAGGATATTGAGTTCCGTCCGTTTTTGGTAAAAGAAGAAAAGATGTTGCTTATGGCTCTCGAAGGTCAAGATACCATTGAGATCACCAGAGCAACAAAGAAGATTATTGAATCGTGTGTAATTACTGAAATTGATGTTGATAAGTTGGCCACATTTGATGTTGAGTATTTGTTTTTGCAGTTGCGTGGTAAGTCTATCGGCGAAGTAATTGAACTTCGTGTTGGACATACTGAAGAAAATTCTTCATGCGATCATAAGACTGACATCAAGATCAACATTGATGACATTAAGGTTCAAGGAATTAATACACACAACAAGATTATGATTACAGATCAGATTGGTGTGAAGGTTCGTTATCCTTCTTTGAATGATGTTACCAATTTGAACTTTGAAGATAAGGATGCTACATTTAAGATTATCGCATCCTGTATTGATGTTGTGTTTGACTCCGATAGTGTTTATGATGACTTTAGCGGCGAAGAAATGGTACAGTGGTTGGAAGGGTTGAGTCAAAAGCAGTTTGATAAAATCGCTGCGTTTTTCTCATCAATTCCATCGCTAAAATACACTGTCAAGTGGAAGTGTTCTAAATGTAAGAAGGAAGATCACTTTGACTTGGAGGGGTTGCATAGTTTTTTTACCTTTCTTTGATACATGAGTCACTGGCAAACATGTATCAAATGAATTTTGCACTTATGCAACATCATAAATATAGTTTGACTGAACTTGAAGAGATGATACCTTGGGAACGAGATATATATGTAACGCTCCTTAAGAACTATCTGGAAGAACAAGAAGAAAGGATGAAGAAAAGATAATGGCTGAAGAAACCTCAAATCTACCAGTTGTTAATGCTATCGGGAACTTGCAAAGAACAAGTTCCTCAGGTGACATTCAGATCAGCAACATTCTTAGTGGCGGATTTAATCGCCTCTCGAGAGGTATCTTCGGACTACAAGATTCATTTATTGATATATCGCAGCGTCAACAAGAATTTTCGCAACAGCAAATGCTTGCGCAGGAAAAATTCTTTGCAGACAGCATTCAAGCAACAATAAGTGCTCAGCGTGGTTTGAATTTGCTGAATACAATCTTTACCTTTATGACTACAAGTCAGACGCAAGAACTGCGTAGATTGACTGAACAAAGAGATAGTCTGCAGGCGCAAAATATTGATCAGCAAGGGAAAATTATTACTGTTACAGAAAGTGTACAACTAGCACTTAAAAAGGTAACAGACCAAACTGAACTTTCTCAGAGAATTATGGTAAAAATGTCTGGCGTTCTTGGTCAGTCAATTGAAACATTTAACATTATTAAATCAAGACTAGATCAGTTGATCAAAAGATTTGATCAGATGTTGATGTTAAATGGTGAAATGGTTAGAATGTCTGCTAAGGCAAGAATGGACACGATGAAGACCAGACTTGGCGCACAACATGGATTAACTCCAGAACAAGTAGAATCTATTTGGGAAGGTGTCAAATCTCAAATGCAGGGATTGAAGTTTAATGAAGTTGAGGATGCCAAGAAAAGATTTGGTCCATATATGGAAGGTCTTGTTAATCTTCAAGGATTACAGAAAAGAGTAGAAGAACAAGTTGAAGCAATTCGTGCTGGCGTAGGTGATAGCACTGAATCAATCGTCATAAACACTCGTGCTAAAAAACAAGAAGCAGAAGCGACAGAACGAGTTGTAAGAGCAAAACAAAGAGAAGAACAACAGATTCGTGAGACCATTCAAGCACAATCTTGGTGGGAAAAGGTAAAGGAAGATCAAGAGAAAAATCAAAAATTCCAAGCATCTGATGAAGTGCGTATGGAACAAGCAAGAGCTGCAGCATGGTTGCGCTTTCAAAACGAATCACCTCTTGTAAAAAATATTATAGATTTTATTGCGACTATTAAGCAAGAAAGACTAGTGAAGAAACTGCGTGGCGAAGATAAAGCTATGCAACAACAAGCAGAAAGCGAAATTTATGGTATTGGTTTCGGAAAACTAGGTATCATACGACTTCTTGCTTCGCCATTACTTTGGAAAACTGCGATTGCTGGTTTTGCTGCTTATGGTCTTTATAAAATCGGCTCTGGATTTATGGAGTTGTTCGATGAAAACAAAAAGAAAGAACGAGAAATTGAGAGAAAGCAATTTCTAGAAAGTCGTGGTCTTGAAGCTGATAATTGGAAAAGAAATTTGCTTGGTCCATTAGAAGGTTTGTTTACAAGCAATAATAAAGAACTAGAAAAAATTCAAGCATATCATCGTGAGGGATGGGAAGAAGGAAATTCCAATTGGCTTATTTCTTTGAAGGAATGGTGGGAAGGTATAAAAGAATGGTGGAATGGACTTAGACTCAATCCATTCTCTGATGCAACCGCTGCGCCAGCGCAAAATGGACCATACGCTCCAGGATTCGCTCCAGTAGCTCCAAGAACGCCAAGTGAAATGGGTGTACCACAAAGGAACGACGGTGCCGCAGTTAATGGCGCATCATCTGCAGCAGCTGCACAGGCGTCTCAGCCGATTATCGTTGACGGAAGCAAGGGTGGCGACATTACTAATATTGACCAGAGCGTCAATACTAAAGTACAGATGCCTAAGAACGTCGGCTTTACTAAACCAATGTCTCCTGATCCTAGTGGCATGTACGGTCGTAACTTCGGCTGGCTTGGTCCATAAAAAAAGGGGGAGCCGAAGCTCCCCCAAAACTTACTCACATCAGAAAGGCATCAATCTTCTTCTGCGAGTTTTTCAAAGAACGATAGATTATCGTCGTCATCATCCCCGAAGGAAACTTCATCGCTTACCTTTGGTGCTGGAGCAGACTTCATCTCAGGTGCCTTAGCAACTGGTGCTGGTTCATAATCTTCAGCACGAGCAGTTGTATCAGTTGCACCAAGTACACGATCCAACTTCGCCTTCAGTTCCTCATAAGACTTGAAGTGCTTACGATCAAGGAATTCCTGAAGACTGTACATTGAGTTGTACACCTTTTCAAGTTCGTCATCATCACCATTCAGAAGAGCAGCTGGGGAATCGAACTCTGACTTATCATAGTTGCGATAACCTTCCAGATTGCGAATCTTCAGCTTGAATTCAGCACCACCCCAGAAGTCGAAAGGATTGATTGCATCCTCGTCTTCGAACTGCGGATTCATTGCTTCGTTCAACTTATCCCAAATCTTCTTGCCATACTTGAACAGGAATACCTTACCTTCATTGGCAGGATTCGCTGGATCCTTTACGACGTAGATGTTTGAGTAATAAGAAAGACGACGCTTCTGCTTACGAGCCTGTTCCTTACCAGCATCAGTACCATTGTTCCAAAGCATGCTGTTGTATTCGCCAACAGGATCCTTTTCGCCGATAGTTGTCAAAGAGTTTTCGATATACCAACCACCAGGACCTTGGAAACCATGGTCAAAGATACGCACGAATGGCAGATCTTCACCGTTTGGTTCAGGGAGGAAACGAATTACGGCATAACCATTACCAGACTTGTCCACTTCTGGCTTCCAGAAACGATCGTCCGCACCAGATGACTGCTGCTGACCGCTGGTAAGTTTGCTTGATTCTTGAACTAGACGTGACAGAGAATTGCCACGGGACTTTTTAAGAGATGCAAAAGACATATGTATTACCTCGTATTGCGTTGTATAAACTTCGTATCCACATTCACATAATATAAGAGACAATTATACTATGATCTAGCATAAATGTCAAGCACTAATTTACGAAACTTAGCACTTTCAATTTGTACAGCGTTGTTTAGAAACGGTCTGTACTTATTCATCAGAAACACATGGTCTTGTAACATTTTATCACCGTGCTTTGACCACACTTTACCATAACCAACCAAATCATCAAGAATGACCATGGTCTCCAACGAAATCTTTTGCCTCAGCCACGCACGATATAGCAATGGATGCATACCGAGCAATGGATTCAGCGCCACATCAAGATTTTCCTCTTGATCATTTAGATACATTATATCCTCTTTGAAGGTATAAGTCAAGGAGTCAATCCTCGCCTTCCATTTCTTCAATGTAATCAGATTCTCGCCTGACATTAGATTACCAATCCAATGCTCGGAACCTGAGATGTAGTTGGATACAATAAACTCCATAAACTCATCACGCTTAAATTTGCGTGACAGCTTCTCAAAGAAATATCGGTCTTTGCGACCGAGGAAAGTTTCTTCGCTGACTTTTACTTTGCCGTTGTATTTGAAGAAGTTATAGTTCTTGCGAGTAAAGTGCTGCTGCACCGCAAGATAAGTGCGATATGCATCAAACGCTGACATGTTTTCGCTCATCAAATAGGGAGTTTAGCGCAGGAGCCACCTTTGATGATGTTTAAATTCTGACACTCAACCATCATCTTTTCTTTGATCAATGGAGAGACCAACTTAGCAGCTGTCTCAACTTCCATTTCATTTTCTTCGCACCAGTGTACGATAGCATCAAGATAGGATAGTCGGTAATCTCTTACCATGGTCTCTATAATAATAGAGAACTTGTCTTTCGTCATCACATCGATCATTAGTATCTCTCACAATCATTACAATTAGGAATATTGCATCCTTCACACTTGGTGATTAATGCTCTAGATTTGGTATATGTCCGCAACTTATTGTATGCGTCTTCGATTGTACTCGGATAGGCGATTATGTTAAAGCCATTGTGTATTTTGTAGTTGCCTCTGTCTGTATCATGATAAACGATATAATTCTGCATTGAGGCAACATATTCGAGCACAGAAGCAACTCCCTTTCATTATTGGAAAGACTTAGTATATATCTGATTGTGGTTTTTGTCAAGGATCAATTAGAGCCGAGGCACTCTTTTAATTGATCATAACCACCAATGTTGATGGCATCAATATCCTTCATGCGAAGGAAGTTCTTTGCCGTCTCAGATCTTGCACCTGAGCGGCAATAGAGAAGATACTTACCGAAGGAGTCTAGGCGTGCAAGATCTTCAGGTGCGCAGTGAATCGCTCCAGGAAGATGCCCATGGTAGAATTCGTGAGCGGTGCGGACATCTACTATCGTCCACCCCTGCTCTTCTACCATTTGCTTCAGAATCTTGCATTGTTGCTTGTCTATCATCCAGCCTTACGCTCAAACCATTTGGCTGCTTCTTGATCCCAACCGTCTGTTCTTACATAAGACGACTGGCGTGGTTCACTAACCATATTTGGATCAACATCCAAACCAACACCCTCCAAGAAATTAACAAGACCGATACGCTCGATCATCTCACCAGTACGCTCATGCTCCAGTGCATTCTCAGCAAAGAAGTCTAGCGTTTCTTGTGCTAGATCAGCGAGTGCTTCGTAATCCTCTTCAGTATTTAGTTCCATGAACGGAACAACCACTGTACCCATTGAATCTCCAATCTTTAGGGTGCGCTTACCACCAACAAGAATGGTGACACCACGATCATCCCCAGGAGCCAGAATCGGATCGCCTCCGAGACCGACATACTTCTCGGAAAGTGGAGAAGTTGCATTAAGGCAATGCATGCAGCGTACGCAACTGCTGTTGTCAACAGTAAGTCCATTGTCGTCCCCCAAACTCATTGCTTGTGTTGGGCAGCGAGATACAATGTTTTCCATTACATACTTGCGACCCTTATCTTCAACCATTGCTTTCCAAGCGTCCTGATTGATTTTAATATCATCACGCCAAGTACCAATCACTGCGAAGTCAGAACGGTGTACTGCATTCATACAGTCATTTGGACAACCAGACACCTTGACCTTAAACTTGTAAGGCAACGCTGGACGGTGCATGTCATCGAGGAACTGATTAACGAGAAGACGGTGTGCTTTTGCTTCATTATGCAAACTCATTTCGCAACGAGCACCACCTACGCAAGACATACCAGTACGAACGGCAGGACCAGCACCACCAAGATCAAAACCAATTTCATTTAGTTCGTTGAAGATCTGTTGAACATGCTTAGTGTCTGCGCCTTGCATCATGATGTCGCCAGACTGACCATGGAATGCGATCAGACCAGATCCACCATTTGCTTCAAAGGTATCAACCAACTGACGCATCATCTTAGATGTATAGTGATTACCTGCTGGTGGTTGAACACGCAGCGTATGGAATTCAACAGCGTCAGGATACATGTAAGAACCATCAGAGTTCTTTAGTTCGGTGAAACGAGGAATGATGCCGCCACCATAACCAACGACACCAACGGTCCCACCCTTCCAGTAACCCTTTCGTGTTACATATGACTGTTCAAGGGTGCCGACAACACCTTTCGCCATTGCAGCACCTTCATGGGATCCCTGAGCGAGACGTTTAAGTCCTGAAACGAACGATGGCCAAGGACCACGCTCTAGTTCGTCAAGGTTTGGGGTTGCAATATCATTGACTTCTGGACGATTGATATTGAGTTTGGTATAACCTGAATTGTCAGCCATGAAAACTCCTCAATACATTAGTAATTTACAAAGGTATTTATAGATTATATTCCCTGCCTCCATAAGAAGCAAGGACTATAAAGGAATACCTCTTAAGGATTACTTCTCGTTGGCAGCGTCCAGTGCCTTTTCTTTGAGGTTGTTATCGTTACCAGCAAGCATAATACCAGATAGTGTACCAGTCAAGAATGTTGCGAGAGGAATAATCAATTCAAAGAACTTCTGGTCGATAGGACTCATAGCATCCAGTGGCTGAGCAACAAAGATCAGACTGTACAGTACAACAAACACAATACCAAACAAAGTAAGACCAAGAATAATACCGATGGTGAATTTAAGACGAGCCATCAGCTCTGCTTCGGTCATTCTTTCGCCTTTCTGTTTTTCAACTTTCTTGTCTTCCATTATTCATCTCCACACTTTAGTTTCTTGACAGGTGAGAGATGATGTGGACATTCACGATCAATCTCACATTGGTTTGATGTGCAGTATTCGCTATTCAGATTTGCTGGATCTTGACAAAAATATCTGTAATTATAATTGTCGTCAGGATTGCATCCTGCTAGTGTTAATGCTGCCGCAGCAATAAGTATATATTTCATTTGATGCCTCAATTTGCTAGTGGGTTGTCTAATGCTTTTTGGATTTTATCTTCTAAGTCTTTCTGAGTCTTTTCTACTTTGCCTTCAAACTTATCCATCTTTCCTTCGAAGTACACAACCTTGTCATTGACTCGCTTTTCGATGTCATATGTCAGTTGCTTCGTGTCACGAAGGTTTTGTTCAATCGACTCTAACAACTTTTGCTGATTGTCAATTTTCTGATCAATCAACTGCATTTGTTGTTCATATGCACCCACATCAAGGTTGGCAATTTCTTCCACCTTTTGATACATAGTAAAGCCACCATACAATGCACCAAGAACAGAACCGAGTGCGGCAATTGCCATACCGATTGTTGTTGGCGTCATCTTCATTCCAAAGAGATTAAACTCTTTGTTCTTTAGATTCTCGATGCCTTCCTCGATGTTTTCTAATTCTTGTCCGAGGTCTTTATCGCTCATAGTGGTTCCTTAGTTTTCAAACCCTTGACCGTCTCTTAACTTTCTAAGTGTCTCAAGTTCTTCTTGTAGTTTGAGCACTTCCAGTCTTTTCTTTCTCAACTCAAGTTCGTACAATGAGTTGCAGTTGATGCGTTCTTTTGGTGCATCAAGTGGTATGATAATTCTTGCATACACACCGATGTCCTTTGTTGTATCTACATTTGGATTGCTGCTACCAAATGGACTTTGATAGTTGTCCACGATACCAGTCATTCCAATCTCGAAGTTCGTTGCACCACCGATAGCGTTCTTACAGTCCAGACCGTCACTTGTACGAATACTGTCTTGACCATATGTTGTGCCAGCAGATGGCAACTGCAAATTAAGTGAGTTGCTGTCTGCATATGCAGCGGCACTAAAGCACATTAACACAAACCAAAGTTTCTTCATACTTTACTCACTTAAACTTCGAACATATTCTAGAGGATACTGCCGTTTTGGTAGAATCTTCTTTTCTTAATTTTGATTTAGAGCAAATATAAGTTGCTCTGTTCTTATCAGCAGCACGAATATAGATGTCAAACTTTACATGTCCAAGATACTGCAGTTGAACAATCTTGTACGATGAGACAAATGGAATTGGTTTCCATTCATTATCAAAGACTCCAATTTCGTACCATTCAACATCCTTTCGTTTGTTAAACATCTCCATGGTTGTCTTATAAATCCCACTCACATGAGACGATTCCAACTCAGGATAGGTTGGTGTCATCTCATGTGCAACCGCAGTACCAAACGCCATCATCAAAATCATAATGTATTTTTTCATAGTGAACCTTTATTGTGCGATACACTCCGCAACAACCATTGCTGTGTATGAGCCACCTGGGAATGCTTTAGAACCACCCATCGTTGCAACAGATTCAGTAGTGAACCATGTGGAACCAGTAGCAGTCAGATCATACTTGTCAGTCATGCCATATTCAACTTTGTCGGTTTCATACGAACCCATGTTTGCAGCGTCGGAAACGGCAGACACTTCGGTGTCACCTGTCCAAGTTACAACATCAGGAAGGGATGGACTGGTTGAAAATGCTTCTGGAGCAGTGATTACTGCATAGTATGCATCCGCCAGAGTTACATCAAAACGAACGATAGGCTGTACGCCACCATCTGCAGCAGCAGTAGTCAGTGTGTAAGCATTAGGGTTGCCATAAACACCTGGAGTATCAGTTGAGATCACGCAGCGTGACTGAACCTCACCGTTGATTGGCACATTCTCAGCATATGCGCCAAAGGATGCGACACCCATAGCAGCAATAAGCATTGTTTTCTTGAACATTAGAGTTCTCCTTTTTGTTGTTGTATAACAATGCCATTATCTATTATATTGCTGATCAATCATGCGGTCATGCAATATTTGCGAGGACATATTCATCCTACGACCTTGTTTGTTGTCTTGGAGTTGTCCTCCATCCAACACAATTGTTTCTTTATACTGCCCGCCATCAATTGTAGCGGCAGTATATGATTCCATATTTACAGCAGCGTTCATTGACTGAAGCATTGACGCTTGAGCAAATGATTGAGCAAACAAAGCAGTGTTGTCAACAGCGGCGAGTGCTTTTTCTAAACGCTCTTTGCTATCCTTTTCTTCTTCTGTTTCGTCTATCTCTTTCTCTTCTTTATTCTCGTATGTAACAGAATCGCACTTAACATCAGTGCTACCTTCTCTACACGCCTCAGCAATTTTCGCATCACTGTCAGTTGCATCATACAAACTATCAACATCCACAACTGGAATGTCTGGAATGTATGGCTCATACCCAGGACAGTTCGGATCAAACTGCGGATCATAACAAGGATCTACTCTATAACTGTAGATCACACTTGGATCCGTAACCGAACCGTTGCCCTCAACCTCAATCGAACCATCCCCCCAATATGATCTATGAATGTTTGGCAAACCAATTACTTTATTGATCTCAGTGCCACCCAATGACCCAGGACGCCATTCGTCCGTTTCTCTAAAGATGTATCCAGTTCCTAATGCATTTTCATTCTGCACATGGACTGTGACACTATCTTGTACTTGCTTTTGTATTGTATAGTTGTACAATACTGCATTCACCTCCAGCCCAGGAGGATCTGGGAACACGTTATCCATGCTCCAACCCAAACCGTTGGAAGCGGCATTGCCTGTGTATCCGTAGTAAGG